TGGTTGTCCAATAGTAAACTGTGTTGAGCTATCGGCTGCATTCATGATCGTGCTAGCATCGATAGTCGCATACATCAGTGTATAATTGTAATGATCCGAAGTAGCTGTATAAGTATTGCTATAATAATTCGGAGTCATGGTAGCCCAAGCAGTGGTACCAAGCTGTGAGATGAGGCGGGCCTGAAGCCCAGTACCATCACCACCATCAGTAGGATCCACCATCAAATCTGTCATGCAACTGATGAGAACGTTGGCGTGTCCTCCGGAATTGATTGTCGCCCATGGTGCCCCGTAGAAAGTGCCGACTTCGGCAAGTTCTCCCGAGAACATCGGCATGGCAAAATCTTGGTCATTCCAGAACCACTCGCCCTTCAAATTGTAGACGACGTTGGGCGTAAGAACCATTGCGGCTGAGTTTCCTGCACATGTGCTTGTATCGAAAGAGACAGGATAAACTCCGGTGTTGTCGCTTTGTTCGGTAACGTGGACAGACATCCAAGCGGCTGCATCTTGACTGTTAAGTCCAACCTCTGCAGGCACATAGGACAAGACAGGGTGTACGATGCTTGGCCGAAGGATTGTGAGGAAATATCCGGGTGGCTCAATTTGTTGGCCATCATTTCCATCTGCTCCGGTAAATATGTTAACATTGAAATCAACGAGTCCCTGGTAGACTGAAGTCTTTTTATTATATCGATCAGGGAATCGGACTCCTGGGAAGTTTTCGGGGTCGACGAGGGTCTGCAGGTATTCGTTCCGCATAACTCGCTTGCCGCCTCCGAGCTTTTGATGTCCTCCTGCCCCCCCATTGTGCATTGCCTTGGCTGATCTTGCGATTCTGTTCTCAAGGGCAATTTCTCGTCTAATGGGGGAGGGTCGGGGGCGAATACCAGCACCGGGTACGATAACGATTTCTTTTCCTGGTGGTGCTCTTCTGCCTCTTCTTTTACGCTGCTTCTTTGGACGTGCCGGGATGATCTCGATGATCTTTTCATTTTCCATTTTATGCTCCAAGGGCCTCTTATTTGGCAGCTTGCACTTTATGTGGAATAGCTCTGGATAGAGTCTCATTTCCACCAGCCAGTAGGTGTTCCAGTTAGACGGGCCCGGATTCTTCATGGAATCCGGAAAGCCAGCTAGATGGAGCCCAACGTTAAAGGTCTCTGCAAGCCCCGCCAGTGCCATGGCGGATAATGGTTCCCAAGGGCATTCTAGCCCATGCCAAAAAACATACAGGTCATGTTGCGTGGGGATTGCGGTGTTAAAGCTAAGGTGGTTTCCACTAGTATAAGCCTCATCCAAGATTTCCTGCAATCTCAATCTACAGAGCTCTCGCTCCGGATAAAGGTACAAAAGGGTATATAAAGACATCCGCTTTGCCCAAAGGTCGAAGGGTTCAAACCCGGGGTCATCCCTAACTAGGGAAGAAAGAACACGACTCACGCTAAAACCGTGCCCCCATCCGAAATGTGTCATCGTAAAGATACCACCAATAAAGGTCAATCCTTCCAAAGAACGACTAAATTTCCATTTACCGTCCTTAAGGAGGAAACCAATCTTGGAGGTCTCCAACTGAAACCAAAGAGGTATGCTAGAAGATTCCCGAAGGATAAGCTCCTCTAAATCGGATGATCCACCGAGTAGACCGTCATCTGAATAAATCGCTGGGCCCACATTCAGGTTAAGCCAGCCAATGTCGTATGTTATGCCGTGCCGATCGCACAACTCGCCTAGGATGTACACAAGTACAAACATGTGCACCCTTGTATTTAGGTAAGAGGTCCCGGCGAAACCACTTTTGTTTCCACCGGGGACATACAGTATTTGTCCATTTGGCATGATGACTAACGAATGGCTCAGGCTCGCATATTGATAAGCAAACCTGGCAAGATTGTCTGGCGTCTGGTCCTCCTTACGGAGTGATACCCAGGTAAGCCACATATCCACAATCATCAAAAAGATCATAACTCTAGAATCCCATTTACTAAAATCTTATTCAAGGAACCAGGCCCAACGTTTCATCAGTTTTTCTGCAAAAGCGCGCCAACCACCGTGTGTTCTGTCGAACCCTACGTATGACCAGCCTCGCCCAGGTTGCGCTGACATGCTTTCGCACGCATCCTGTATAAGCATCATGGCGCTTATTCGAGCTGTGAAGTCTTGAAATGTGATCGACCGATTGTCACCGGCCTCAACTTTTTCTTCATTTAGCAACTCCTCCTTACCTGAACATTTCCAATAGTCGGCGTACCATTCTATATGGGCATTTCTCCAGTGTAGGATTATATCTTCGACAATGTCGGGTTGCTGTAATAGATCTTTCACGCGTTTATCCCTAAGTTTATCATAGCTTGGGCCTCCAGCGCCATTTAAATTCATCTTTACTTCGTGAAGCGATTTTACTCTGCAATCACTAGCATAACTGAGCAGCTGCCTCGTGAGATTGAACGCACGGGCCACGCCCTCAGGATTGTTGAAAGCCGTTGTGTGATGGGGTAGTAGGCTATCATACCTCATCATCGCCTTATTTACTGCTCTGAAGCCAGGCTTCACCCTTCGAAACGAATTATACCCAGGGTGAGGGTGAGCTAGTATAAAGGCGTCATCTACAGGATCAATAACACACTTGTTAAAACCAAGGTGCGACCTGAATCCGACACAACGTATACGATTGAGCTCTCTATTATCTAGGACTTCC